TGCAGACAAGGACAGTCGAGCAGAATGGGAAAGTATGTTTGAACGTGGCTTTGATCTGTTAGGTCTAAAGCTGGAAGAAGCATCAGAACCATTTGAAGGTGCATGTACTGCAGTTCATCCAATCCTTATTGAGTCAGCAGTTAAGTTTCAGTCAAAGGCAACACAGGAATTGTTTCCTGCCAGTGGACCAGTAAAGTCCCAGATCATTGGTGAAGTATCAGAAGAAAAAGAAAAGCAAAGTCATAGAGTCAGAGACTTTATGAACTATCAGATCACTGAACAAATGCCTGAGTACTTTGACGAGTTTGAGCGTATGCTCTTTCATCTACCACTTATTGGATCAGCATTTAAAAAGATTTACTTTGACAGCAGTTTAAACCGACCTGTATCAGAGTTTGTACCTATTGATCAGTTCTATGTGTCCTACTATGCTACCGATCTACGCAGAGCAGATCGCTACACGCATGTTATCTATCGCTCACCAGTAGAAATGCAGCGTGACATGGCAGCAGGAATGTATGCAGAGGTAGACCTACCTGAAGCAAGCACACCAGAGTTTGCTCCTATCAGTCAGAAGATGGATACAATCATGGGATTGTCTCCTTCTGGTAGTCACGATCCACAGTACGTTCTGCTTGAGCAACACTGTTATCTTGATCTTCCCGGTAAGTTTGAAGACGATGATGGTTTGTCTCTTCCTTACATTGTTACTGTTGAAGAACAAAGCCGACAGGTTTTATCTATTCGTAGAAACTATAACAAGGATGATCGACGCAGAGAAAAGAAAATCTTCTTTACTCATTATCGTTTTGTTCCCGGTTTTGGTTTCTATGGTTTAGGTTTAATTCACTTCCTTGGTAATCTTACAATGACTGCAACTGCAGCAATGCGTAGCTTGGTTGATGCAGGTCAGTTTGCAAATCTACCCGGTGGCTTTAAAGCAAAGGGTTTACGTATTGTAGGTGATAATGATCCTATTGCTCCCGGTGAATTTAGAGAAGTTGAAGCTACAGGTAATGATCTGTCTAAGATGATCATTAATCTACCATACAAAGAACCTTCACAAACTTTGTTTCAGATGCTTAATTTTGTTACTGCTACTGCACAGAAGTTTGCCGACACAACCGAACAGGTTATTTCAGATGCAGCAAGCTACGGTCCTGTTGGTACAACAATGGCACTGTTGGAAGCAAGTAGCAAATTCTTTAGTGCAATTCATAAACGATTACATAAGTCTCAGCACGATGAGTTTAAATTATTAAGTCGTATTAACTTTGAATATCTACCTGATGAGTCTATGGTAGATATTCCTAATGGTACAATTAATATCTATCGTAATGACTTTGATGGTAGGATTGATATTATTCCTGTATCTGATCCTAATATTCCTTCTTCTGCACACCGTATGATGATGGCACAGCTTGCACTACAGTTGTCTCAGTCAGCACCTCCCGGTATGTTCAATGTAGAAGAACTTAATAAGACAATTCTTCAGGCAGCAAACATTCCTAATCTGGATAAGATCATGCCTGAAAAACCTTCACCAATGCCTCTTGATCCTGTCAGTGATATTCAAGCTGCAGTTAAGGGTATGCCTATTCAGGCGTTCGTTGGTCAGAACCACGATGCACATATTCAAGTAAAGACAATGTTCATACAAGACCCAATGAACGGTGCTAATCCTATGATGCAACGTATTGTTCCTGTGCTACAGGCAAACATTCAGGAACATATGGTAATGAAGTATCAGGAACAAATTAGTGGTGTATCAAAAGAAATGATTGGACAGTATGGACCAGAAGCTGCAGCGGCAGGTGTGGACGTACAAGACCCACGACTTATGGAACAGGTTATTGCTGCTGCCGCACAACAAGTAGCACAGGCAAATCAAGCTGCAGCACAGATGCAAATGGCAGCTACACCTGAAGCACAAATGGTTCAGATTGAACAACAGCGTCTGGGTGTTGAACAACAGAAAGTTCAAACACAAATGGCAAAAGAAGCTGCTACTGCTGCTAATAAGAATCGTGAACTTGATCTTAAAGAAATGGAAATACAGTTAAATATGTTCAAAGAAGGTGCTAGTCTTTCCAGTGCAAAAGAAGAAAAAGAAATGGATCGAAATGCAAAGAAAGCAATTGCAGCTTTGGATGCTCTTATTGATCTTGCCAAGACAGAAGCAAGCATTGATAAAGATAAGGCACTAAAGGCAGCAGACATGCTTACTAACTTTATTGGACAGACACGTAAAGGATAAGAGGTTTTGAACTTTTGGGATGAGTTAAATTTAAAGTACGAAGAAAAAATACTAGACTTAAAAAATTCTCTTGCATATGGCAACGCTTCAAGTTACGATGAATATCGACACGCAGTAGGTGTGATCGAAGGTGTGGAATGGGCAACTGAATGCCTCAAGCACATTGTAAAACAACGTATCTATGAAGAGGAGGATAACAACTAAATGCAAGCAGTACGTATGGATAAAGCAGTTGATGCTGCAGACTGGATAACAGATGAAGATGATATTAAGTTAGACTTAAATAGTCTTCCAAATCTTCCCGGTTATCATTTGCTGGTTCTACCAGTTGCAGTAAAACAAAAGACAAAGGGTGGTATTATTCTACCTGATAAAGTAAAGGATGATGTAGCTTACCTAACTACCGTTGCTAAAGTTTTAAAGAAAGGTGACTTAGCTTATAATGACGAAGACAAGTTTCCTAATGGAGCATGGTGTGATGTAGGTGACTACGTTTGTTACGCAAAGTATTCAGGACAGAAGTTTATATATAAAGGTATGAAACTACTTCTTATCTTTGATGATCAAGTAATTATGAAAGTTGAAAAACCAAGTCTACTTGATCCTACATATCATCTTTCAAATTAAATTTGTATATTATAATAACTTATTGTACTATACTAATACAGCGGGTAAATTAAAACCAATTCGTTAGATTCGCTGCTAACGGGTAAGAAAGGAAAAATAATGAGTGAAGAATGGTCAACGGTTGAAGTAAATTCAAATGAGGATGAAAGTTCTAAAGTTGAGTTTGAAGTTGAAGAACAACCAGAAGTAAAAGAAGAACAACCAAAAGAACTAGCACTAGTAGTTGAACAGGCAGAAGAACAAAACGAAGAAAGACCTGAAGAACTAGAAGGTATTCAAACCAAGGGTGCAGAGAAAAGAATTAAACAGTTAATTCGTCAACGTAAAGAACGTGACGAAGAATTGCAACAGCTACGTAGTGAGATTCAAGGACTACGTAACCAAGTACAAGAAAGAGATACACAGCTTTCTTCAAGTTTAAAGAATACTATTGATAGTACTGAAAGTCAATTAGAATCAAATCTTGAGTCAGCTAAACAGTTATACAAGCAAGCCGTTGAGTCAGGTGATACTGACGGAATGTTAACAGCACAAGAGAGCATGAGTAAAGCCTATGCAGAACAAACTCGTGTAGAACAGCAGAAGGTAGCTTGGGAAGAATATAATCGTGCTTTAGAGTCAAGTGGGCAACAAGCAACACAAATTGCACAACAGCAACAGCAGACTCAAGAGTATGATCCAAAGGCAGTTGATTGGGCAACTAAAAATTCATGGTTTGGTCAGGATCAAATTATGACTGCTGCTGCTCTTACTGTTGATCAAGAACTGAAGGGTGAGGGTTATGATCCTTCAGATGATGATTTTTATGAGGAGGTTGACAATCGTTTGCGTCAGCGTTATCCTCATAAGTTTCAGGATGTTAACTCTGAACCTGAAACACCTCGTTTGCAGGACACGGCTACAAGTTCTGCTCAAGTGGTAGCGGGTGCGTCACGCACACCAAAAACTTCTCAGAGTAATAATAAAGTCAAACTTACTCAAGAGGATGTAAGGTTGGCAAATAAATGGGGTATACCACTTGAAAAGTATGCTGCTGAAAAGCTAAAGGTTGAACAAGCCGATGGCGAATACACCAGTGTTTATAGTTAAGCGTGGATAAGGAAGGAAAATACAATGGCACGAAATACAACATCACGTGAATCAAGCATGAGGGAAAATAAAACTCGTAGAGTTTTTGAAGAACCAAATTGGTTAGATATTCCTGATACAGTTCGCAACCGTTTTAAAGGTGAAGGAATGTCTCTTCGCTGGTTACGAATTACTTTGAAGGGACAAGACGACATTCAAAACATTGGCAAGCGTTTAGCTGAAGGTTGGGAATTAGTCAATCAGGAAGAAGTTCCTGAAATGCTTGTATCTTCCGTCGTGAGGGAAGAAGGACGATATGCAGGAGCGGTCTGTCGTGGAGACTTGGCTTTAGGCAAAATGCCTACTGACCTAGCTGAATCTCGTCAAGAATATTATGAAAACAAGAGTAGAGAGGCAGTACAAGCTGTTAACATGCAGCTAATGAACAACTCTGATTCTCGTATGCCTATCTCTAACTCTAGTCGATCAAAGGTTACAACAGGACGGCGAGCATCTTTTCAAGATTAGTTTGTTTTCCTGTTTGTCAATGTATTTAACAAGGAAAGGAACATAGTGTTATGACTACTACTAAGACACTAAATGGACTTACTCCTTCCCGCATTCGTGGTGGTGCACCTAATAGCAAAGCCACAAATGACTATCCGATTGCGAGTGCCTATAACACTAACATTTTTACTGGTGATATCGTCGTTAACAATGCTGGGAATATTGAAGTTCTAACTACTACAACTCAGAAAGCTATGGGTGTTTTCATGGGTTGCCGTTATGTTGCTAATGGTGAACCAAATTGGTCAACTTACTGGCCCGCTAATACTTCAGTAACAGAAGCATATGCTGCTGTTGTTGATAATCCACAAGCAACATTCATTGTTCAAGCAGATGCTACAGTTTCTGCTGGAGATATTAATTCACAAAACTTCAATGTTACACTAGGTGCAGGTTCTACCTTTACTGGCAAGTCCGGTTTTGGTCTTGAAGCTGGTACACGTACAACTGGAAATGCAATGCTTCGTGCTATTGCAGTTCTTGATACACCGGGTAATGACATTGCTGTTGCTACAGAGCGTGCCTTCCCCAAGTTGGAAGTTCGTATTTTGAAGCATGTGGATGCATATATCTCTGCTGATGCTTCAGTAAACTAAGCGAGGGAAAGGAGTAATTAATAATGGCTATTAATCGCGCTAGTATTGCTAAAGAACTTCTTCCCGGTCTAAATGCCGTTTTCGGCCTTGAGTATGGGGATGTTGATAATGAACATGCACCTCTATTCGATGTTGAAAATTCAGATCGTGCATTTGAAGAAGAAGTTCTATTTACTGGATTTGGTACTGCACCTGTTAAAAATGAAGGTGCTGCTGTCCAGTATGATGACGCACAAGAAAGCTACACTGCTCGTTATACACATGATACGATCAGTCTTGCCTTCTCAGTTACAGAAGAGGCTATGGAAGATAACCTCTACGACACATTTGCTAAACTACGTGCACGTGGCCTTGCCCGTGCAATGGCAAATACCAAGCAGGTAAAAGCTGCAGACGTTTTCAATAACGGCTTTAGTGGTTCCTATCTTGGTGGTGATGGTCAACCACTATTCAGTGACAGCCATCCAGTTATTGATGGTGGTGTTCAAGATAATGATCTTGATGCTACCGATCTTTCAGAAGCATCTCTCGAATCTGCTCTTATCACTATCTCCAAAGCACAGGATGATCGTGGTATTCTAATCGGTATTCGTGCAGAGTCTCTTCACATTCCACCTGATCTTGCATTTACTGCAGATCAAATTCTAAATAGTGCACTATCTACTACTGTTACAACACAGGGTACAGATGGTGTTACTAATGTTAATGATATCAATGCTATTCGTAATCAGGGTCTAGTTCCCGGTGGTTTCTTTGTAAACCATCGTTTCACTGATACGAATGCTTGGTTCTTAAAAACAGACGCACCAAACGGTACAAAGATGTTTGTTCGCGCACCACTTCAAACTAAGATGGAACCTGATTTTGATACAGGTAATCTTCGGTTTAAAGCACGTGAGCGTTACAGCTTTGGCTGGTCCGATTGGCGTGGTTTTTATGGTGCTTCAGGTTCTTCCTAATAGTTCCGTAATACATTAAAAAGTAAAGGGTAGGGAAATAAAACTAAATTATTTTTCCCTACCCTTCTTTCTTTTGTATTTAGGTTTTATGAAGTATAATA